AATGACAACAGTTAGTGTAATAATCTCGGTCGAATTTACATAATACTGAGCACAATGCTCCGCCCTTCCTTTCTTCCGTTTAATGTCATCATATTCTTTTTCATACTCGGCCTGCATCTGCTCGAGATATTTTACTCGAGCCTTTAATTCTTCAATGTAATTTTCTAAAGTCTTGCTCATCTTTCTTCCACCTCACTTAATTAAATATTAAGCGACTACCTCCGCTTGTTTATGTTTTCTCTTCCCGGAGGCAGTATTGGCTACCGCATCCCCATAGTCCGGGGACCGACCTAACCTCTTTTTTATCTTTTCTTTCTCTTCAATTATGATGTCTCCGTTGCTTCTAGTAGTCCAATGTACCTCAGTTAAATCCTGGGTCAATTCGTCTACCGGAGGCAAAGCTAACTCTCCACCCAGCGCCGGGTCCAAAGCATCCCTTAAAGCCCAATATAAATAGGCCCTCATATTGGCAAAGGTCCTCTGTTCAGTTATGTCGGTCAGTCCCTTCGCTGATTCTGAAGCTTTAACTCCAATCGCGTTAACCTCCAGTTCCATTAGTCTTGAAAAGACCCCGGCCCCTTCTCCTAGAGAGTCCACAAAGGCGCTATCTTCTTCTACTATTAGCTCATTCTTCACTCTCCCGACAGTCACCATGTGATCCTGTTTACTATATGCTTTAAGTCTTTCAATAACTTCTCCTCTCCTGAAAGCGAATACGGTAAGATCCCTTCCCATGCCGGCTACATCGACCCCCAGCTTTAATGTGCCTTCCCCTTTGCCTCCTAGGTCCCGCCATCTATCATTGGCCAATTCTACCCAGTTTAAGGGGATCAAGGTATCTTCTGTTGCTCTGGGAAATTCACCCATAACCTTTACTAAGAATAAATCACTAGGTCTATACCATTTCCCTTCCCATTCAAAATCGCAGGCATTCTTATTCGCTTCTTCCCCACTAATCTCCATTACCCAGCCCGGCTTCCTAATCTTCTCATCAATCCACTCCCAGTCTACCTGTCCAGGGATTAATATTTTTTTAGCCCTAACATTTACCGCATCCAAACAATTCAATTTAAACTTTTTTGTATATAGAGGGATCCTAGTGCTTTGATAGGCCTCTCCTGTGGTCCTGTTCGGGTTAAATATCAAGACTAGCCTACTATTGCCGGTTAATATACCCTCGATGGCATCAAAGGTTACCTGCTCTATCCCGGAGGCCTCAGTAACTATTACCATAAGGTTAGGAGAATGGAAGCCGGTCCAATCTTCTGGCTTTTTATCTTTGGTCTTAAAGCCCAATAAAAACCAGTCCGGATCTCTAGGAAAGGTTATCTTGTGAGTCCACAGGTCCCCCCCCAAATTTATCTTGGCATTTCTATATATCTTGGCTATCTCTGACATCATAATGTTGATGACCTGCCTATCGGTGGGAGCCGTATTGATAACCTTAGAGGGGATGTAATGATATAAAAAGCATAAAGAGGCAACTGCTGCCACATAGTCTTTTCCTGCTGCATGGCCTGATCTAACCGATACTCTCCTATTAAGTTGTATTGCCTCTAAGATCCTTCTTTGTTTTCGGTCTAGCCTTACCCCTAAGGCATCCCTGGCAAATTTATTCCAGTTATTTTCATATTCATTTAATATCGCATCTCCTAACTCCATAGAGAGTTAACCTCATTATTTTTATTTTTTCTCTCTTTCTTTCTTAGCCTTTACTAAATTAGCATAGGTAAGTTCTAAGGAACCTCCTACTTCTTTAACATCTTTCCACCGGTCACTCGCTCTATTCTTTAACCAAAATATTTGGGCTATGACGTTGCCTTTCAAGGCAGTTGCGTATAAAGCATCCTCCACAGTCTGGGTCCGACTATCGATAATTGCTAAAACTTTCATTAAAAATGTTTTTGATTTTCGCCATCTCCAAGCCGTTACCCTGCTTACTCCTGCTGCCTCAGCAGCATCTTTTACTGTCACTCCTCTCTCAAGAGATTTCAGAAAAGCTTCTTTTTGTAGTCTTTTAGTTTCATTAGTTTCAATTCTTGCTTCATCTCTTTTATTCATTTATCTACCTTCACCGCCTTTTTTTTAGTATAATTTTCCCATCGCTTTATAACTACATCACAATAAATCGGGTCTATTTCCATCATGTAGCATCTACGGTTTAGTTGTTCGCAAGCTATGAGGGTGCTACCGCTACCGCCAAAAAAGTCAGCTACAATGTGATTTGTTTTACTGCTATTGTTTATTGCTTTACTGCATAATGCTATCGGTTTGGGTGTATTATGCTTATCACTCCTATCTACATCAATATTCCATACATCGCTTTGACTTCTATCACCAAAGAAAGGAGCATCTTTTTTTGATGCATAAACTATAAATTCATGTTGGAATCTGTATCGCTTACCCAATCCCCAAACATTTTTAACCCAAATAATACAATGTTTTAGATCCCAGCCACTTTTAATTATGGCTTCTGTTATCAATGGATAAACCCTAAAATCACAACAAATATATATAGAATAACCAGTAAAATTAGAAAAAGAATTTAATAATAATCTTTTATAATCATTCCATTCCATATTATCATTCCTAAACCATTTTGAAGGGTCTAATCTGCATTCCGATTTTGCCTCATCTTTTTTCCAACTTTTTAAAGCGTTATACGGTGGGTCAGTGAACACCATATCCGCTTCCTTCTCATCCATTAGCCTTTCAACATCTTCCTTTTTTCTGCTATCTCCACACATTAATCTATGCTCCCCTAACCGCCAAATATCGCCGTTCTTAGATACTGGCTCGCCAACTTCTTCTACTGCCTTATCTATATCGAAATCATCTTCCTCTGATTCTGTGACACTCTCCAATTCAGGAAATTCTATACCCCATTCCTGCAATTCCTCTAGATCCCACTCATTGGCTAAGATATCATAGTCCCAATCCCCGAAAGGAATATTATCAATAATTTTAAACTTTCTTTGTTCTTCTTCTGTTAGTTCGCTTGCTTTGACGACCCAGCCTTCTGGAATCTCTTCATACCCCAAGTCCACCATCGCTAGATACCGCATATTCCCACCGAGTATCATTCCCTTATCATCGACTATGATCGGTCTCAATTTCATCATCTTGGGGAATTCTTGAAGGCTCTTTTTTAGCTTTTGGTATCGTTCGTCTCTGATGTATCTCCCTACCCTAAAAACTCTTAAAATATTTTCAAGGCTTTTTTTGAGTATTAGAAATTATTTTTTCAAAATAATATTTTTACGTTTTTTTTCCTATTTTTTCTTTAGAAACAATCTATCTCTTTCCTACCTTATTTTATTTTTACAACATTTTGGAGCATTAGAAGTAAAAGCGTTTTTAACGTCCTGTAACCCTTTGTTTATAGGGGTTACAGCGACCCCATTTTTGCCCTTAACCCTCTTTTTGTGATTTTTCAACGACTTAGCCGAGTCTCAAATTGTTTTTGTACCCCTCGAAAATAAATTTAAAAAAGTTTTTCAACTTGAAATTTTTTACCCTATAATTTTTATATTTCATAGTTTTATTTTTTTTCGATTTTGCTTTTTATTTTTCATCAAAAAATTCTTTTTATAATTTTAAAAATTTGCTTTTATTTTTTCGGCAAAAATATATTTTCATTTTTTTGAAATTTAGTTTTTAATTTTCTTCAAAAAAAAACTTTTATAATTCCAAAAATTTTGTTTTCATTTTTACCCCAAAAATTGGCATGGTGAAAAAAAATTCTTTGCTATGATCCACTTTGCAAAAAACCCTCAAATATGGCTTCTAACTGTATTTTTGCCCTCTTTTCGAGCATTAGAACTAATTTCGTTTTCTACCCCCTGAAAGCCTTATATAACAGGGGTTACAGACCGTCACCTTTCGGCCTTAATTTATTTTTAGCTGTTTTTTGAGTCTTTTCTAACCTTCCTAAAATAAAGATTCTGGAATAGCATTAACCCTTTTTCTTGCTATCTCACAATATTCTGGATTGTTATCTATCCCTATATAATCTCGCTTTAACTCTTTACAAGCCATTAAAGT